GAAATTGCTACTGAGCAAGCTTACAAAGGGAATCGTAAAGAGGCTAGAAGACCAGTCCATTACGATTCTCTGCGTGAGTATCTCATTACTAAGTGGGGCTTTAAACTCCAAGAAGGTCAAGAGGCTGATGATGCTATCGGAATAAAAGCATATTCATTACCAGAAGATTCTAGCTGCGTCATGACTATAGATAAAGACTTAGACATGATTAGAGGATGGCACTACAACTTTGTCAAAGAAGATTTGTATTATGTTACCGAAGCTCAAGCCATTAAGAATTTCTACATTCAGATTCTTACTGGTGATCGAGTTGACAACATTGCTGGTCTTAAAGGTATTGGTCCAGTTAAAGCTAAAAAGATTCTTGAGAAATGTTTTTCTGAAAACGAAATGTTCGACGCTGTTTGTAAAAAGTATAAGAACGACATAGATACAATAACTGAACGTGGCAGGTTGTTGTGGATTCGTAGACAGGAGAATGAGATATGGGACCCACCTCTTTATGAACAATACTAATAGAAAGGTTGTTATGGATACTAAGAAACTTTGGGAATCTTTGAACACTAAAGACTTTCCAGAAATAGTTTACATAGAGTGGTGGGATGCTCTATCTGATTGTGGTTGGGAAGACAATGTTAAGCCTAACATTCATCCTGTTTTAAGTGTAGGGTTTGTTGTGTCAGAAGATGACTCAGCTATTTGTATCGCTGCTGCTTTATCTAACGAACAATCTAACTCAAGACTTCACATACCTAAAGGGTGGATCACTAAGATGAAAAGAGTTCGTTTGAATAAGTTCTTAAACATAAGGAGAAAGCCATCAAAACCCAAAGTGCAAAAGCAAAAGGTAGAAAGCTCCAACAATGGTTCCGAGATCAAATCATTGGAGCGTTTTCATTTTCACGATCAGATGTAAGATCCACAAGCATGGGTGCTGGAGGTGAGGACATACAGTTCTCTCAAGAGGTAGGAGATCAGTTAGGTATATCTATTGAATGTAAATCAAGAGAGTCTATAGCTGTTTATGCTTTTTATTCTCAAGCTGCTGATAATTGCCCTGAAGGTAGAGAACCTGTGGTTATTATTAAGCAGAATCATTCTAAACCTTTGGCTGTTATTGATGCTAAGTATTATGTTAAATTACTGAAAGGAACCAATGAGACATTTGATAATTCCTGACACACAGTGTAAGCCTAACAACTCATTCGATCACTTAGCGTGGGCAGGTGAGTACGCTGTTAAGATTAAACCTGATGTCATCGTTCATCTAGGAGATCACTGGGATATGCCTAGCCTAAGCGTTTATGACATTGGTAAAAAGTCGTTCGAGGGTAGAACTTATCATGATGATATCGAGGCTGGTAACAAGGCTATGGATACCTTCATGAAACCTGTTATTGCAGAACAGAAGAGGCAGCGACTAAACAAGAAGAAAGTCTGGAAACCTAAAAAGGTCTTTCTTATTGGTAATCATGAGTATCGCATCGACAGAGCTATTGAGTCAGACAGAAAGCTAGAAGGATTAATTGGTTATGATGATTTTAATTTAAAGAAATATAACTGGGAGGTCCATCCTTTTCTCGATGTAGCGGTCATCAATGGGATAGCTTACAGTCACTACTTTACTTCTGGTGTTATGGGTAGACCTGTCAGTAGTCCTAATCTTTTATTGCAAAAAAAACACATGAGCTGTGTGATGGGTCATGTCCAAGATAGAGCTATTTCATTCAGTAAGAAAGCTGATGGATCTAGGATCACTGGTCTATTTGCTGGTATCTTCTATCAGCATGATGAGGAGTATCTTAATCCTCAGACTAACGGTAGCTGGTCTGGTGTGTGGGTGTTTAATGAAGTCACCAGTGGTAGCTTCGACGAGATGCCTGTGTCAATAAACTATCTGAGGAAACAGTATGGAAATTAAAAAGGTGCTACAAACCAGAGCAGGTACTTATGGTGAATACAGGGACGTAAGTCAGATCAGTCAGGACATAAAGAAAGTAATTAAGAACTCTCGTAATTACCCACTAATGCCAGCTTATATGTTAGAGTCTCTTGAGTTAATAGCAAACAAGTTAGCTAGGATTCTTAATGGTGATCCTCTCTATGATGATTCTTGGAGGGACATTTCAGGATACTGTACTTTAGTGTTGATGGAAATAGAAGACATGGAGAACTCAGATGAATCTCACGATTCCTGAACTTATAGAAAAATTATCTGTAATAGATGAAATAGAAATAATCGAAATGTTGGGTCTTACGTCTTTAGATATATTAAATAGATTTGAAGATATTGTAGAAAACAATTATGACAAACTTATAGAGGAAATAGAATGATGGATTTTTATCAAGAGTATATTGCTAAGTCTCGATACTGCAGATTTGTGCAGGATGAGGGACGTAGAGAGAACTGGTATGAGACAGTAGACCGATACATGGATTTCATGAAGAATCATTTAGAGACTAAACATAACTATGTGATTCCTATGGAAACAGACTCAGAGTTGCGAGAGGCTATTAAGAACTTAGAGGTAGTACCTTCTATGCGTTCTATCATGTCAGCAGGTAAGGCACTCGATAGAGACAACACAGCAGGATACAACTGTAGCTATCTACCTGTTGATGATCCTAAAGCATTCGATGAGGCTATGTACATACTACTGTGTGGTACTGGTGTAGGCTTCAGTGTTGAGCATAAGTATGTTGACAAACTACCTGAGATACCTGAGAAACTATTCAAGTCAGACACGACTATCGTTGTTGCTGATAGTAAGGAAGGCTGGGCTAAAGCATTACGTCAGGTCATAGCACTGCTGTACTCTGGTGAGATACCTAAGTGGGACTTACGAAAGGTTAGACCTGCAGGGGCTAGACTCAAGACCTTTGGTGGTAGAGCTAGTGGACCAGCACCACTGAATGAGTTGATTGAGTTTGTTATTAATAAGTTTCAAGGTGCAGTAGGACGCAAGCTCAACACACTAGAGTGCCATGACATTATGTGTAAGGTAGCTGAGGTTGTAGTAGTGGGTGGTGTTAGACGTTCAGCTATGATCTCACTGTCTGATCTGGAAGATGACAAGATGCGTCACGCTAAAGTAGGTCAATGGTGGGAAGCTAATCCTCAACGTGCATTGGCTAACAACTCTGCTGTGTATGCTACCAAGCCTGATGTCGGTCAGTTCCTCAATGAGTGGACCAGCTTGTATCACAGTCACAGTGGTGAGCGAGGTATCTTTAATCGTGAGGCTGCTGTAGCTACTGCTAAGAAGAATGGTCGAAGAGACACAGACTTCGAGTTCGGTACTAATCCATGTTCCGAGATTATCCTTAGACCTTATCAGTTCTGTAACTTGTCTGAGGTTGTGGTTAGAGATACAGATACCAAGTACGACCTAGAACGTAAGGTCAGACTAGCTACTATATTAGGAACGTATCAGTCTACAATGACTCACTTTCCTTATCTCAGAAAAATATGGCAGAAGAATACTGAGGCTGAGAGATTGCTAGGTGTGTCACTGACTGGTATCCTAGACAACAAACTTATGGGAGAAACCAGTGAGAAAACTAAAGAAATGCTTGAAGGACTCAGAGACATTTCGGTTGATACAAACTTACAGCTATCCACTGAGCTTGATATTCCTGTGTCTGCTGCCATCACTTGCATTAAGCCTAGTGGCACTGTTAGTCAGCTTGTTGATAGTGCCAGTGGTATTCATACGAGACACAGTAAGTATTATGTTCGTAGGGTTCGAGGCGATAAGAAAGATCCTCTATCGACGTTCATGACTGAGCAGGGTATACCGTCTGAAGATTGTGTGCTACGACCAGAATCTACTACTGTTTTTAGCTTTCCTAAGAAGTCACCAGACAGTGCATTACTGCGTGACGATATAACAGCTATCGAACACTTAGACTTATGGTTGATGTATCAGAAGCACTGGTGTGAGCATAAGCCTTCAGTCACTATCTCTGTTGAGGAGCATGAGTGGGTAGAAGTAGGCTCATGGATTTGGAAGAACTTCGATGACGTTAGTGGTGTTAGCTTCTTGCCCTACGATGGCGGGACATACAAACAAGCACCCTATGAAGAGTGCAGTGAGGAGGAGTATAAAGAACTGCTTCACAAGATGCCTACAAGTATTGATTGGGACAGTCTCATCGAGGTTGATGACAATGTGGAGGGAGTACAGACACTGGCTTGTACAGCAGGAGTGTGTGAGATTTAATCTTTCTTATTATTAATTAAATCAAATAGGGCACGTACTTTCTCTTCTAACACTGAGATGCGTGCCCCAATCTCTGCCTTCCAAGTAATAGCTAAGAACACTACGATGAGGAGACCAGAGATAATCTCCCAGAAGTTTATGATGAACTGCTCCATTTAATTCTTAATTCCTAATATTTCTCTGTTAGCATTGGCAAGAATTTTTGGGTCCCACGCCTCACCTTCTTTCTTTGTGTGGTGTAGGTTCAAGTAAATTTTATACATTGCTTTCTTTTGTTCCTTCTCACTAGCATTAGGATCTAGTAAAGATTTAATTAGTTTGTCACTTCCTTCTTTTTCAAGTATGTCACCTAAAAATAAAATAGTCTGCTGATCTGGTGTCAGATCTTCAACCTTACCTGTTTTAAATACCTCGTCTAACCACGGAGCATCTATTCTTTTCTTAGCTCTATTTACAGCAGTCTGTAAAGCACTTTGTCCTCCTTCAGTGCCTACTAAAAACTGATAAAGTCCTGTAGCTGAGCTTGCTTCTTTTCCCTCTAATGGTTTATTTCTTGCTTTAGGATTTCCAGAACTTTCTGCTCTACCTACTTTAAGAGCAAAGTCATATAGGATGTTCCTTGCTCTAGTTGAATCAAGACCTTCCATTCCTGATCTGTTTAAATGTTTTGTCATCAGTGTTTCTGCTAATGGAGATCTTATTTGATTGACATCACTGACATTACTTACGTCTACTACTTCTGCTCTTCTTGTAGGAATAACCTCCATCTCAGGAGTAGACAGGATGTTACCAAACGCATCATAGTTATTACTCATCATGTCCATGTTTTATTTCCTCGGTTGTTCAGGAGTTTTAAATCCCTCTGTTTGTTTTTCTAGGTTGTCCAAATATGCATCAAGTTGTTCTTCAGTTGTTAGATCTTTAACCGCTTGATCTGCTAATGTTGCAGCAGGACTTGATAAGCTATCGTCTTTTACAAAAGATGGTATTACTACTACTTCTGAAACAACTGCACCAAACCGATCATAAGTAGGATCAACCAAATCACCTTTCTCATTAACGTCAAGTCTTGGATTACCTAACTCAAGACGTACCTCTTCAATACTTTTACCTTTTAAGTTTTCGTATTGATCTCCGTATGTAGGAGACTCGACAGGAGGTGGCATACCTAACTGACCTCCGAACATTGTTTGTCCTTCTAATAAACTACTAGGGTCAGGAATAACAGTCCCCATAGATGGAACAGGAGCTATTGGTCTTTCCATCGAACCTCTTTGTGGATTAAATTCTTGTCTGGTTGGAGCAGGAGGCTGTCTGGTCATAGATAAAACATCGCCAGTAAACAGTCCAGAATTGTCTATAGGACTTTCAAACGCTGATCTGTAATCATCCATGACAGGAGGTCGTATATCTTGTAATACTGACTCATAAGAAAGTGGCTCTCCTACAGTACCTGCTGTTCTTCTAGGAAGATCATTTGGCATTCTTTCTGGAGGTTCATCACTACGTCTGCTAGGAACACGAGGTGGTAAAGGAGGTGGAGGTGGTTCTTGTTCTACCTGTATGGGTTCTCCTCCTAACATACCAGATGTGAATCTAACAGTAGGTTGCTCATAACGATCAAAACTATATTCCTGTCTAGGAACAGGATTTAGAGGTTTGTAAGAATTATAAATATCTTCAGAGTAATCTTGATACGAAGGACCAACAGGTTGCTGTGCAGCAGTTCCTCTTCCTATTCCAAATTCTCCAAGTCTTCCTACTAAATTGTTTAACAAACGGTCTAATCGACTAGCCATTATTCTTCCTCTTGTGTAGATCTTTCAAACATTCCTAAGTAACTAGGCGTAGCTGATGGTACTACTTGTGCTGCTTGCTGCGCTCTTCTTGCTGTTCTACCTGCAAGTTGTGAGGCTTCTCCAACAAATCTAGGAGAAGCAAGAGCCAATGGAAGAATAGAAGAAGGACTAAGCAAACCAGCACCCACGCCATAAGCTGCACCTCCTGTTGCTAATGCGCTTGTTACTCTTCCTTGAAGTCCTCTAGGAACAACAGAACTTAACTCCTGACCAGCTAACTGCGACATAAATTTCTTACCTCCTGTCACTCCTTCTAATTGCTGTGCTAAGTTTAATCTCTGTCCGTAGTTAGTAGAAACACCATCTCTCATTGAAGTTAATAGTTTTTTTAATGCTACTTCTGCTGTTTTCTTGTCTCCAACACTTAATGCTTTTTCAATCTCTTGAATTGTTTTTGAAGCATTCTCGTAGCTCTTCATTACTTTACTGTAGTTAGGATCAACATCATCAATTGACTTTCTAACTAATTCAGCCATCTCAGAAAGAGCAGACCTAGCTTCTCCTATATAATTCATAGATTCAGAGTTTAAAGTTCTCTTCAACTCATCAAAGTCAGCCAGTGATTTGTAATTTTGTTTTTCAGCTCTTTGTAATATTTCTGCTGCTTTTTCAGCAGCCTCTATAGTAGAAGCGTTTGTTGTTCTTATATTTTGAAGCTCAATCAATTTAGCTCTAAGAGGTGATAAAGATAAGTTAATATTTTTTAAATTTGCTTTACCTTCTAAATAATTTCTTCTTCTTTGTTTATACAAAATATCTAAATTAAATCTAGCGTTGGCTACCACTTCTGTAGGATCTGCTTTTCCAGTTAAGCTATCTCTAAATCTCTTGACAGCATCTCCTCCTTCTTTACCAGCTTTGTATGCTTGAGAAACAGCTTCTCTTCCAGTCCCAGAGGTAAAAGATAAAGTAGTTGCTACAGCAGGTGCTATAAGTTTTTTGTTTCCTACTTTAGCAACCTTACCTAAACCAGCAAGACCAAAAGTAATAGGATCTATCCTTGCAGCATATTTTGCAGCCTTTTCTAACCCAGCAGGAACTGTTGCTAGTTTAGCTCCTCTACCTGCTTTAGCAGCAGTGGCTACTACTTTAGCTGCTATGGTTGCTCCTCCACTAAGTACACCAGCTAAGTCAGCCATAAACCCTGCTGAATCTGTAGCTACAGTTCTTTTAATATTTTCCATACCACCGTATCTATCAGCAAAATACTCACCTACCGCAGAAGCTAATTGCTGACTTTCTTCATCTTCTCCAATAAGTTGAACAACTTCATCTGGTAAAGTGTTTTGTAAAATACCATAACCTAGTTGACCTACAGTTTTTGCTGTTTCAATAGGACTCGATACAGCGTCCCATAAAGCCATAGCTTCTCTCTTAGCAGAAGCACCAAAGCCTGAAACAGCTTCTTCAGCTACCTGTCCTAAACCTACATCGGTATAATCTTTTTTCGTAGGAGTAGGAATAGGATCTGGGTCAGGAGTTGGCTGTCCTTTTGGTTTCCTACTAGCTTTGTATTGCTTTTTTGCTGCTGCTATAATCTGTTCTTGTGTTGCTCCTTCAGGACCAGTAACAATTAACTCAGTACCGTCAGGTGCTGTAACTTCATAATCTACTAGAGTTGCCATTACTTATCCCTTTACATTACTATTGTATTTTTTGGTTTAACTGTCCAATCACCGCCACCACCTTCACCATCTTCAAGAGTGCTAGGAGGAGGAGTAGATATGTCAGCACCTAGTGAGTCTAAGTATTTTTCAGAACTTCTTAAAGATGCTTCTAATCCTGAAGTGTTATATCCTGAGTCTTTGTAACCCTTAATAAGTTTAAGAAGTCCTAATCTAGCCCACTTAGATTGATTTATAAGTTTTTCTTTTGCTATTGCTGGAGAATCAGTTTCATTAATCTTAATTTTATTAAACTCTTTAGCTTCGTTATCTGTTAAGGTTGCTCCGAACAACTCGTTTCTTATCTCACTGGTATACGTATCGTAATCCAGCCACCAGTTATAATATCTTTTAGTTTCTTCAGAAGGTTTCTCATCAAACTTTTTCTTAGCATCTGCTAAAGTTCTTGGTGTTTCAAGACCAGAGAAAGTTTCTTCAAAAGTAGAAGCTAACCTCATACCTGTTTCTACTCTGTTAACCATCTTTATAGTTTTTCCGATGGTCGCTTCTTTTAATGTTTCTCCTTCTCCTCCTAGTGCTTCTCTTTGAGCTTTCTGAACCTCAAACTGCAGCTTCTGAGTTTCTAGGTCTTGCTTCTGTCCTTCTCTTTGAGAGGCTTGTGCAGTCGCTACTCTTGACTTAGCTTCTTCCATAAACTGCATGGCTTCCCTCGGATAACCCCTGTCACTTAACTCTTTAGCCATTTGAGCCATGACTTGAGGATTAGTCATATCCTGTTTACCAAACTTATTCATGACATCTTGCATGACATTGGCTCTTTCCATCTCAGGAGAAGGATCTTCACCAAACAGTTTCATTGTTCTTAGATTCTCTCCTAGACGTACACCTTGCTGAGCAAGACCGCCATACATTCCTAGACCTTGACCAGCTCCTGCTAATCTGTCTCTGTAGTCTTGTCTAGCAAGTGCTTCTCGATCTTGTCTCTTTTTATATTCCAACTCCTCTGGAGTAGGTCCAAACAAAGGTAGTATTCCATTAGCCATAATTATCCTTTAAAATCCGTATGCACTCATAGGTGAAGCTATGTCACCAAACATTCCTCCTGAGAAGCCTCCTGATAATACCATTGGATTCCTTTCTCTGTTCTGATCGTACTTCCCTAAGTTAGGAATAATTGTTCTTTCTTCAATAGGTGCTTGTGGAGGATTAAATATATTACCTATTCCTTTCATTAGATTCTCATTTCCAAACAAACCTTGCATCGCATCATTCTTCATTTGAGCAGCAGCTAGTTGTTGCTGAGCTGTTCCTAAAGCACCTGAACCAGCCATATCAGCACCGTACTGTTGTCCTGACATAGCCGTAGCACCTAAGTTAGCCCCCATAGTTAATGGCTGTTGTGCAAGCTCTTCTAGTCTTGCTTGGTTAGCTAAGTAGCTTTGATATGGTGCTAGTGCTCCCTGCATCACATCGTAACCAGTACCCATCAAAGCACCAGACTTAGCTACTTGTTGACCTCCAAAGTTGACTGCTTGTTGTGCAGCCTGTTCAGCTCCTGCTGCTAGTTGTAGGTTACGTCTGTTACGAGATTCTTGTAATTGTTTAAGTAATGGATTACCACCAGCACCTACGCTTAGACCGCCCTGACCTCTACCAAAAGCAGTCCTAGATAGTCTCTCTTCTTCTTCAATGTCGTAAGGTCTTAATGCAGCCATCTGCCTCTGCATATATTCATTTCTAGCTTGTTCAGGAGAAGTAGCAATGTAGTCTTGTCCGATATTAAATAATCCTTGAGCTGGTGCAGCAAACTGTTGAGCAAACGGTATGGCTTGCTCAGCAGTGTCTAGTCCCTGACCCATCATCACACCAAGTCTGCCTTGTTGTTCTTGTACCGTTTCACTAGGTGTGTAACCAGCAGAAGTAACTGCTCCAGTGACAGGATCAACTTCAAACTCAGACTGACCATAAAGAGTCTTCATCGCAACAGGTCTAAAGAAGCCTTGCTGTCCTAGTTGACGCATTCTTGCATCATACTGAGCAGCCGTTTCTCCAGCTTGTTTAGCTTGCTGCCTACCAGAGATTGCACCACCTACAGCAGCTCCTATCTGCGCTCCAAACGGAACACCTGAGGCTGCTCCTACTATTGGTGCTGCAATTGCTGCTACGTCTTTAATGCTTGAGAATAACCCCATCTTCTTTCCTTTTTAAATTAAGCTGTACGCTTCCACATATAAACTACGATGTACGGTTGAACTACAGTTGCTGTACCAGTTCCTGACGAAGAAATACTGTGAGTATGACCGTCACCATTACCTGTTCCTGTCTCATAACCTGCAGAAGTAGCTCCACCACCTGTAGAATAAGTGCCATATAAATGCCCACTATCGTCAGGACTTCCACCAAAATAAATACCACTTGATCCTGAACTTCCTTGAGGATAACCTGTTGTAAATGTGGGTCCTCGCATTTTGTGATAGTGTTTTGGCATCTGAGCTTCTGTAAGCGCAGTAGATCCAGAAGTACCTGAAGTAGTTACTGAAACACTACCTGTTTTACTACCACCAGTCTCTTCTACAGTGTCAAAGTCTGAGTCACCAGAATCTAAACCAATAGGTACTTTACCTGCACCAAATGCTATCCAAGTACCAAAGCCTAACAAGGTAGAAGGATTAGTAGCCACAGTAGCATTCATGTAAATAGAACCTACAGGATACGCACCTTGCAAAGCACCTTGTACAAAAGATGTTGTTGCTAGCTTATTAGAGCTATCTGTAGAAGGAGTAGGCGTTGGTCCTTCTGGAGTACCTGTAAACGTAGGACTGTTTAGATTAGCCTTAGATGAAACAGCATTAGAGATAGCTATGTACTCTGCGTCTAACTCTGAGCCTTTAATAATCTTCTGCGGATCTCCTGTAGTTAATCCGTCTTTTAATGTAAAGTTAGTTGCTTTTGTATAATCACTCATACCTATCCTTAAATTGTTTTACCTGCTTTAACATAAATATCTATCTTTTGTATTGACAAAGGTGCAGCGTTAATGTCTGCCTCAAAGCCTAACTGCATAATAGAACCTGACCCACCTAAGTTACTGTTGACTTCTTCAAGCACTAGACCACTAGAGTATTCAGATAAAGCATTTGCACTAACCAAATAAATAGTAGCGTTTGTTTCTTCTATATCTCCTGATTCTCCTGTTGTAGTAGGAATGTGATAAAAACCGTCTCCTTCTAATCTGACATTTATAGGTAAGTCATAACCATTACCTTCATCTAATATAGATTTAAAAGCAACTTGATAGTGCGTTCCGTCAGGTGCTGTTAGTGTGTTAGTAGTAGGTGTACTATTACTAAATGACTGACTACCTACGACAGTCGCTCCACTAACTCCATACTTATTGACGTTAAATTCTGATACAACATTAGATCCTGTTTTTAATTTTTTAGTTATAGAACGATATGAGTTAATGTAGTCAAAACCATACTTGAGTGCTACGTCTTGACCTACACCACCTACAACTACAAAGTTACTTTTCTTCAGGAGCTTTAGTGTTGTAGGACTTCCTAAGTCAAAGTAGTTAGTGTAGTAACGTAGTCTGTAAGTAGCTGCGTCATCTAAAAACCCAAAGTATTTACCTATGTAACCTTTTTGTCCTATAAACAAATCGCCTGTATAAGTAACGTGTAATGCCGTAGGTTCAAGACTATCCCAAATAGTAGCCCTTGCTGCGTTATTTTGTAATCTAGCTCGTAGATCAAAACAGTAAACATACTTAGACGTAGGTAGTGTTAATAAATAGAAAGCATCTTTAGGATAGTAAACACCTTTAATCTTTTCTTTGTTAGTCTCTGATTTTACAAACTCAATCAGATCATCTCTTACGTTAAATGAGATGTCGTTAATAGGTGCTGACTTTTCTTGAATGACTCGTGCAATACTTCTAACACCTGTCTCAGACAAGAACATAACATCAGTACCTGTGTTAGCAATACTGTCTCTAGCTATGCAACCAATATCAGCAATTAAATCAGCTAACTGTAAGTTAGTAACATCAATAGGATTAGCGTAGACAGCAATGTTTCTTTTACCGAATATAATCAAGAAACCGTTGTGGGCTGCTAATCCTACTATCTCGTCACCGTTAGGAAACACATCAATTAATGACAAGAAACCTGAGTCACCTGTTGATAGATTAGTACCGTCTAGTAACGAGCTAAAGTAAACTGTTTGTTTATCATTAGCAATGTCTGCCCACCATGTTCTACCATAAGCACCTATAACTACATTAGGCTTAAAGTCAGCAGCAGAAGCGTATGTGGTAGGTACTGTCCCAGCATCGCTAAGTAAGTTAAAACCATAAGCACCTGTGTGGGCATGATCTGCTCCTAGTTTGTGATAGACTAAAGGTAAGTGATTAGCCTGTGCAAAATAAGCGTGAGGACTAGCTGTCGGTCCTTCACCAAATACAATACTAGCACCCATCCATTCGTTTGCTGTAATGCTGTAAGCTGTTGTGCCTGTACCTGCTGCATCAGCCACTGTTGTATCAACTGCTGTAACTAACGTAGAAGCACCGCTAGCCCTAGTAAAAAGTTTGTTGTTACCACCAACAAATGTAACATCTGGATCAGGTAAGTTATAAATAAAATCAATACTGTTAGACGCTAGATCAGAGTTCAAGGATGTGTTTACTTTGCTCCAACCTCGTCTAGCACCTATACGACCAAACTTATCTATGACACAGTTGTATGCCTCTAGTGCAAACCCTGATGATAAATCAACACTACTATCCTGCGTATTAATCCCAAAAAAAGCAGGGGCTGATATTGTGGATGACTGTATTCTTCCAGCCATTAGACTGCTGTCCAGACGTATTGATCGTTCTGTCTGCTCTCTGCCATAGCAATGTGATCTGCTAGTGATGCGTCTGCTAAAGCACTAGCTTCCTGAGATGATAATCCACCATCTTCTCCGCGTTCTGCTACAGCTTTTGCATAAGCATACTTAACTACAGGATCAGAAGGAACAAGTAATGTTGTTGAAGAGTCTGTTAATTTAGGTTGTGGTTTATATAAGTTAAAGAATATGTTTTCAATACCTTTAGGAATAGGAAACAAGTCAACTTGAGTATCACCATTTGCATCTACACCGTTAAAGTTGTAGTACATCGGTGAACTTCTTGATGATTGACCATTTAATAAGTAGTTGTTCATTTTGCTAGAAGTAACACCTTCTAAAAAGTAATCTTCCTCAGAATGAATAACATCCATAACTCTAAATCTTTGCCCAGATCCTGTAAGGACGTAGTTAAAAAGATCGGCAGATGTCGTGACTGTAAGTGTCTCAGTCAGTACATTCCACTGAAAAGAATCTTCTACAATTCTCTTAGCATCATTGATAAACACACCAATTAACTTAGAGTATGGTGTATCTGTCGGAGCAGTTACTTCATCCTCTCTGAGCCTTATTAGTACGTCATTGACTAACTCTAAGTAATTCATTATGTTCTCTTTCTAGCTTTTTTCTTAGCAGAATCAGAAAGCTCACCAAAATGATAAACAGGCTTACTTGTAGATGTGTGTGTCTTATTAGTGTGTAGCTTTCCGTTAGGCATCTTGTGATAAGAACCTGACCACACTGTTCCATCTTTTAAGTAGTGCTTCACACCCTTAGCCATTACTTCTTCTTCTTCTTTTTAGATTTAGTTTTCTTTTTTTCAGGTTTTTTATAATTTCCGTACATAACTATCTCCTATGAGTGAAATTGTGTTGCTAATGATGGTGCTAAATTCATACTAACCATGTAAGTAATTGTGCTTGCTGTATCACTGTTTTGTACTCTTAGTATGTCGTTTTCTTTTAAATCTATTTGTAAGTCGTTTAATAACAAATACTCACCGTTAGTAGCTTGTAATGCCTTAGCATGAGCTAACGGATACTCTGTTGCTGTATGACTGTCGTACCAATAAAGATCAGCGTCTGCGTTACCAGCAGTAGCTAAGATATAAATCATGTGTATCTCAGCAGTGTTCTTAGCTGGGACAGTATACATATCAACCTTTGCGCTATCGTTTGTTCTGGTCTTTACGGCTGTTACGTTTCTTGCCATGAATTATTCTTTCTATTGAGTTGACAAACCCATTCCATATCTCTTGTGGGCTAGGAAGTAACCACCCTAATACCAACAACAATAAGTACCACATTGGTACATTAGTATTATTTTGCACTAGGCTATCTACTTTAGATGTGTTAATGCTGGTGTCATTTTCCTTCTGACTAACATTAACATTCTCACCTTCGATCTTGGTGTTGTCTTGTTGACCTACGACCTGCTGTGTGTTCTCTTTACCTACCTGAGCATTAGCATTGACATTAGTGCCTGATTTGCTTGGCATTATAGCTTTAGCAATACCTAAAGCCGTACATCCTTGTAAAAGAAGCATAGCACAAATAGCAACAAAAAACTTACTTATTTTCATCTGTTTAGGATGAGATCTACCAACCACCCAAAGGAAGCACCTAGTATTAGTAGCAATACACCAGCACCTTTCCATTTAGTTACTAGCTCAGTCATTCCTTGAACGTCTATACGCAACTGTTCCATCTGACGTTGTAGAGACTCTACCTGAGCTTCTAACCTACCTATCTGTTGGTTTAGATCTTCCATCAAGTAGTCCTTTTATTTTTCTTAGGTTTTTTCTTGGCGGTACGTTTAGCTCTTTTAAAATCTTCAGCCGTAGGTGCGCCTTTGTCTCCAGCCTTTTTCATCTTTCTTCCGCTTCTACGTTTAGCGTGTATTCTGTCGTATAATCCGATAGCCATTACCATTTCTCCTTATTAGCCCAGTAAGCTGCTGACATCTTACCTTTAGATATATTCTTAGCGTGTCTTGCTTTAAATGATTTACGTCTAGCTTTCTCTGACGCAGACTTAGGTGACTTACCTGCACCTGATACACCCTGCTGACCAAACCTAATAGTCTTAACCTTGTCACCCTCTTTAGCCACAACAACATGAGACTTCTTAGGATGGTTTGGTGTACGTTTAGGTTTGTTGTAACCTGATACTCCTGCTCTTTCTAGTCTACTGTCCTTTGCCATTGTATACCTCTAACAATTTAACTCTAACTTTTAAATTGTGAATTTCTTGAATTAGTTCTTCTTTAAGTTCTTGTCTAGCGAAAGCGTTTCCAGAACTAGGAATGATCTGACCTTGTGGGTCTACTAGCATTACCATGTTAGCTTGCAACAGTTGTATCTCACCTCTTAAATCATTGACGTTACTAATAACCCACCACATCGCAGCAAGCATTACTGGTATGATTCCAGCAAGTAACGTAGCTAGATCAAAGTTTTTCATTAGTCTGCTGGCTCTGGTTTGTTACCTTCAGCTAACCACTTAAGGTATTCTTGATAGTCTGTGTTTGCTTCATCGAATGGGATGTGAGCATTGTCAGATAATCGGTTAACCATCTGAATGGTTTCGTTTGTAAGTTCATCTATGCCTAATAATTTATACATTTATAACTCCGCACTAGCTGTAAAACTTGTTATGTAAGCATAAGCAGTTGTTGCTGTAGTGTCTGATCTAATTAAAGCGTGGGATGGGTGCGCCTGTTGAATACTCGGCTGACCACCTGCTAAAGAACCATTACTTGATGCGCTAACTGTACAGGTAGGGCTTGTCCTCATAGGCGTTGGAAAAATATATGTAAATGCTCGGTAATGAGTTCCAGTGTAGTTGTCAATTGGATAAGCCCATATATAACGAGTACCAGAAAGATCGGGATTTTGATAGTACCTCTGACACAACTGCAACTCAGTCGTATACGGTCTATGCTCAAACTCAGTAGCTGATGATCCAACCTCTAGCTGGACTCCTGTAACTTGCCATGTTGCGTTTAAAGTACTAATAACATTAACAGAACTATCAGCAGAAAAATTACCTGCACCTACCCATGCTCCAGCAGTTCCTGTGTAAGTAGTGCCTACACCTAAACCAAAATTAACTTGTAATCCCGTTCCTGTATCTGTTACCCATGTTCCAGTAGTATCTCCAGCAATAGTAATTGTTTTTCTTTCCCAAGTATTAGCACTACTAATTGTGTATGTAAAAGGATACGAACGATCACCACCGTTATTACGAAAAGAGCCACCAAATGTTCCTGTTAATGATGACTTAACATAGAAAGATAACGTAGTTGTTTTAGCAGCCGATGTGCCATAATTTAAATCAGAAACAGAAGTGCCTTCAATACGTTGCAAAACTACATTGTAGTCTGCTGCATCTACAGAAGCGTCCGCTGTTGTAGTAGTTACTTTTAAAGAATATTTAAAATCATCAGGAGCGTCAGCAACTTGTTGAAAAGACATTGCCCCAGCAGATTGCTCATATACTCTCCATCGATCTAATGTGTATCCTGAAGTAGTAGTAACAGCAGCACCAGCGTTCCTCTGGTCAATCGCCATGTTGCCATTAATAATTTTGTTCTTACCAATTACGTTATTAGCATTAGGCGTGACACTGTTGATCGTTGTGGTAGCTCCACCGTTAGCATCTGTAATTGCATTGACTGCGATTGTACTCATAATTAACCTTTTGGATACTTGTTTTTAACCGCTTGAATCTGTGCAGCCATGTCATCAGGAAACACACCAGCGTGATACAGTGCGTCTAGTTGATCGCCTATTGCTGGATACTCTAACACTCGTTGTTCAACGTATGCTTTAGAATCTGCTAATGTCTGAGCAGCAGCTAAATCTACTGTCACTACATCACCATTAGCATCGTAAGCAACATCACCTCGAATGTGATCGACTGTTGCATTAAGTTGAAAAACTGCTTCGTTTCTAGTCATTATCCAGCAATCTCCATAAGTGTAATTGATGCTCTACTAGCTGGAGCATCCCATCCATTTGTTCCTGAAGAAACTCTTTCTAATTGCAATCTATATGTTATTGCGCTTGTACTACTTGGAGAATCTAAATGATTTACTGCAAGTATATGTGATGCATTAGCTGACAAATCCCCACCATATGGGCCATTTTTTATATTTGAAGCATCTCTCCAAATCTGTATTTGAATCCAAGTATTTGAACCTCCAACACCAACTCCACCACATGTAGCCGCAATATAAATTTTACTAGATGTACTGCTTGGTGTTATTGCAGCATTAATTATCTCTAGAGAACCAGCACCTGTTTTAGAAACTGTTGACGCTGGGCCACTTGTGCTAACAACTTGCAACACTTTACCAAGAGATCCGTTAATCATTGTCTCAGTAACTGTTGATGTGTCACCTGTAGTTACTACATTTCCTGTAACATCAGGTAACGTCAGAGTTCTATCTGTATTGCTATTAGGGGCAGCAATGGTAAAGTCACCTGTCCCACTAGCATCTCCCTGAATAACAACTCTACTCATTACATATTCTCCACAACAGTTTTAAGTGCGTCTACATCCGCAGCAGCATCGATGTCAGTCTGAACTGTTTCGTACTTAGTCCTGATAGCAGCCCTAGCAGTCTCAGCAGCGTCAGCATCAGCACTGGGGATCTGCTTAGCTATGATGTCATCGTGTGGCTTAAACTCTTCCTCACGGTTAGCTCTACGCATCTCATGTGCAATAGTCTTTGCTTTAGTTAAGTTAGTTACAATCGGCATTATGAGTACTCCCAAGCATTTCTAAAAGTTCTATCGCTAGGAATGTCAGCTACATCTACAATCTGATACGCCTTACCAGTAGGTACATCCTTCTCTGCGATCTGTTCTATTGTTAATCCACAGTTAGGAGCAGGTACTATGACTGCAACTCCTCCGTCATCTGTGGGATATATAATTCTCTTATCCATAATTTCCTCTTTAGTTTATCTATGAAACGCATACATACAGTACGAATAATCGTAAAAAGAATTACTACCATTTACAGTTCCTAAACGTGCAGAAGATGTTGTAGGAGTTGTTGACGATAAAATTCCAAAACTTCCAAGACCTGCTGTAGAAATATCTGCACTAATTGACGTTATTACATAGTTAGCATCTTCCATAGCAGATTCAAAGTTAACTGTATAATCACCAGTTCCGTTATCGGTAATGCTATTTACATTAAACGATCCTCTAATAGCAACTGTTCCAGTACCATTAAAGTTAACCCATGCCTTTGCAGATCCGTTAATCACATTAGTGACCGCAGTAGACTCTGTGTCTAACTCGTCAGCTATTGTTGTTGTCTTTACTTTTCCTGTTTTAAGTGTACTCATTTGATTTACCTAAAGACTGCAATGTTATTTGTTGGGGCATCATAAAAAGTACCACCATCAAAATTATTTCTTATCCTAACTCCTGAAGTTGATTGAGTATTTGTATAAGCTATTGGCCCCCAATAATTTGAACCAGACCAATGACCAGTTGTGTAAACAGTAGAATAATTTGCGTCAGTCATGTTGTTTTGAAAATTGACTGTATAATCACCAGTGCCATGATCGGTAATGCTTGAAACATTTCCTGAGCCTCTAATCATATTAGATGATGCTACTTGACCATCAAAGTTAACCCACGCCTTGCAGGTATAAACTTCTACGTTGCTGGTGTTCTTAATTGTGTCTACCTTGATTGTACTCATGGCTTAGGATTCTCCGTCTTAACAGCCTCAATAGCATCCTTCCAAGTAGTCGTACCATTTACACTATCCCAGTACTGCATATCGAGTTGTTCTTGGATTGATGGATAAGCAGTTGCTCTGTCTCTTGCGTACTGTTTAGCATCGTATTCAGCTTGTAGTCTAATTACTTCAGCGTCTATCTCTGCGTCAGTCGGCTGTGTTTGCTCTGTGTCTAACCACTCAAGCTCATTACCACGCATTGCCCATTGTGCGTCAGGACGTAAAGAAACAATCGCATCTACTTTGTCAGCAACTCCATCTAAGTTAATCATTGTGCGATCTCCGTAGCTGATAAAAGAACACAGTTTGGATAAACAGTACTTGTCGCACCTACGCCAGCACCTCCAATAGTGACTGTTCCAGAATAAGTTTTTGCAAAAATATTATAAGTAACTGTAGAAGTTGTGTTTGGAGAATCAATTATAAACATAGATACGTTTTGCCAAAACGCTGTGTAATAAGCTACACTTCCTGTAAGACCGTTAGCAGAATCTCCACTTAAACCTGTTGTTCCGTTTCTATAAATATCCATAGCAACATAGTGACCAGAAGATAATACTGACGCAGCAAAGTCTATTTTAATTTTACTATTTGCAAATTTAGGCGTAATAGATACTTCAAAACCAGTATCAGTAAGTGTTGACACTGATGCACTAAATTTTGGACGTGCTGTACTGTCGTATGTGACTTGTAATATCTTGCCTTGATTATCAGCACCAGTAGTGTCTTGTATGCTGTCTACTCTTAACGTACTCATAAGATCACCCAGTTCCCACCGCTTGTCACAGTTACTGTAACGCCAGTGCTAATCTCTATGTCACCTATGCTTGCAGCGTTCTTAGTTGCTGCAATAGTGTAGTCAGCGTCAATGCTTTGTTCGTTCTCTATAAAGTTAGGAAACTGTATTCCTGACGATCCGTTTAATGTAATTGACATTTATAACACCACCCATCTTGATCCGCTAGGGACTGTTACTGAAACACCACTATTAACTGTTAGTGGCCCTGTAGACATAGCGTTTGTACTTGCTGTTATTGAATAACTTGTTGTAATAGTTTGTCCGTTCTCGTAGAAGATAGCATCAGAACCACCACCTGAAGCTCCTCCACCGCCACCAATAGCTCCCCACGCAGAACCATCATAGCCCTCAAAGGAACTATCACTAGAATTAAATCTTAAATAACCAGCACTAGGTGAGACATCTCTCTGTGCTGTTGTACCTGCTGGCATCTCAGCAGAGCCTGTAGCAGATGTCTTAGCTACATAGTCTGTTGTATCAAATGCTTTAACTTGTGCTAGGTTAGTGACTTCACTGTCCATTAACGCACCAGCAGCAGTAACGTTATCTACGTCTGTTACATCAGCACTGGCTTCAATACCAGATAACTTTGTTTGTTCTGCGTCAGTAAACGCATTAGTATCTGCGTTACTCTCGTATGCAGTCTTAATCTCACCAGCAGTTTGATCTGCAGTAGCAGATGCTTCTATACCAGCTAGTTTAGTAAACTGTGCATCAGTAAACGCATTAGCTTCTAACTCATAGGCAGCTTTAATCTCAGCACCTGTTTGATCTGCTGTTGCAGCAGTCTCAATACCTGCTAACTTAGTTTCTTCAGCAGTAGTATAAGATGCAGTAGTAGCATCGAGTACAGCAGAGTGTGCTTGTACGTCAGAGCCTATAGTTAAACCAAGATTAGTTCTTGATGTTGCTGCACTTGCTACATCAGATAAGTTATTAGCAGCCTCTAGTCCACCACTACCTGTTGTAATGGTTTGCCATGTTGTTCCATTCCAGACATAGATAATGTCATCAACAGTGTCGTAATACATTGCTCCTTCAGCTAACGCATTACCATCATTGTCAACGGTAGGAGCAGATGACTTAGCGCCTAAGTACCTGTCATCAAAAGAATCAAAAGATGCAGCAGCAGCAGTAGCCGAACTAGCAGCAGCCGTTGCAGAAGATGCAGACGCTGTAGCAGAACTAGCAGACGCTGTAGCAGAACTTGCGGATGCAATAGCAGATGTTGAAGAATCAGATGCTGACGTTGCAGCAGCAGTAGCTGAACCAGCAGCAGCAGTAGCCGAACTAGCTGCTTCTGCTGCCTTATCAGAGGCTACGGAGGCTTGATTAGCAGCGTCTGTTGTAGCATCTCCTGATCCTCCAGCCCCTCTCCATATAGCCATTTTATTTCCTTACTTAGTTGCGATATACATCGTGACTTCAAAACCAAATCTCATCTCAGTGTATTCAGGCTTAGTCCACATAGTGTTTCCTTTGTCGTAGTTTAAGTATTTGTTGTTTCTTGTGGTTATCTAGTTCACGCTTACGGCAGAAGTCTTGCCAAGACATAACACCCTCCTCTTAAAGAAAGATGCGTTCCTTCGGTTTCCCTACTTCCGTCCTAATGGATGAACGACAATAATGAAACTCCCTAGACCTTGTGAGTCTAGGGAGATATTACAACCTACTTAATTAAGCAGGAACAGCGAGAGCTACAGCAGCATCGTCACGAAGCTCAGCTACACCGTAAAGCATATCTGATGTGAACAATGTTGCAAGCCACTCTTGCTTGTACTGGGTCTGTGAACGTACACCCATCTGCTCAGCAAGACAGAAAGCATCTTTATGAGCCATGAGACAAATACGGTCAGCACCAGAGCTTCCAGCACCTGAGTCAGCGTTGGTTGTCACAAAGGCTTTAACACCATAGAGATCACCAATCTGACCATTACGGATCGTGTTGTTTTGTCCTTGCTCACCAACAAAAGACTCAGAACTAAATCTGTCAATACCCATGAGAGTATTTCTTGTTGTAGGTGGAACAATTAAAAAACGATCTGTCATAGGAACGTCAGCATCGTCAAGTCGCTGAATAGAACGTCTGATACCTGCATCAGCCAATGCAGCAGCATTAGAAGATGAAGAGTTATAGACAGTAGTTCCATTAGAACCAATGAATGCGTTAGTAGTTGAAGATGCTGTAGAGTACGCAGTACCTGAACCAGCAGTACGACCTAGCTGAATCAAGTCAGTATCTACTTGTTTAGCAATAGCATGACCAGCGTCATCAGTGTAGAACTTTCGTAGAGAGCTAAGAGCTTGTGTCTCAACAATGTCCTCAATGAAACGTGAGTATTCGTAGTGCTTGTTGATGTTGACCAGAACCTCGTTCTCAGTTGCAGCAATAAGCGTTACCTGAGTTGATGCTGCCTTTGCAGACGCTGCACCACGAGTAGGTTTAGGAATGTGAAGCACATCACCTTTTTTGCCTTTAAAAGACATCTTGGAGAACAAGTTAGCAGCGACAAGATTAGCCTTGTATGCTGCAACAATCTCATCACTCCAAATCTCAGGGATGAACTTCGCTGCGGTAGTGGTTGTTACATTATTAGTACCTAGTGCCATTTCTTATTTCCTTTTCATTTAATAGACTCTTCCTTCCTCATAAGCGAGAAGGATTTCATCTGCGTTAGCATAGTATTTTTGCGGATCTCTTATAAGTAGCTCTTGAAAAGCCTTCCGACTATATTTCTTTTTAGAACCGATTGAAGCAGAGCCTGTATCAACAGCAGCAGCTTTTAAAGACTTAACTCTAGATTCTTGAGAATCAGGAGTGATTTGTTGCTGTAATTCTGAATTACTTTTAACATTTGAAATAGCCTTCCAAGTGCTAATAAGTTCAGAAGCAGCTTCTAAATCATAACCTTCGTTAGCTTGTTTATGTAGTTTTTGTCTGATTGGAGAACCGTTTATCCACTCTTTAAACTCAGAGGTATTCACTGTCTCTTTAAAATCAGGAAACTGTTGTTGTAACTGTTGTAAAGCAGCTTGAGCTTTTACCATTAAAGCAGCCTCTTGAGCGTCTTTAATAGCTGGATGATTACTAATGCGAGCATCCATTGCTGCCGTAGGTTCTTTAAAAAATGTATCGTTAGGGTCTTCCTCAACTACAGGCTGGTCTGTCGCTTTGTTTTTAAGAAGTTCACGTTTTGTCATTTCATCAAAAAACTTACGATGCTCACCTACTTCTCTGGCTTGCTTTCCTATAAGTTTCTCAGACTCTTGGTGCATTTTGACAACATCTTCAAAAGACTTACCTCGATATTTCTCAGGTAATTCAGGTTGTTCTTGAACAGCTTTTACTTGCTCTTCAGGAGCCTGTGCTTCTACTTGCTCTTCTTTAGATTCTTCACCTACCTCATCAGGTGTAAAGTCAAGGTTTTCTTGTAACGGATCTTCAAACTTAGCCATATATAAAAACTCCTGTCACTATGTGATTATAGGATATAAAAAATGCCACTGGACGCTCAGCCTCTGCGTTTTTCAGCGACTCTTGTTGCTTCTTCGTGTTTTCTAGCCCAAGCATCGGCTGCTGTAGGAAAATCACCAGTGATTCCTTCAAGCGCAATACGCGGTGCTGAGATAATACGAAGTGACATACACTGACAAACAGGACACTCAATAGCGTTTACCTCTGAGTCAATATATTCTTCTGTGGTATGACCTTCGCCACACCTAAATTCAAACATTCGTTTACTCATTGTTTAGTTGCTCCCACGCTTCCTCAGAAAGTTTTTTGAGAGTTCTAATCCAATGTAAAACGTCTAGCTGTCCTTTACGAAAGTTTAAATCTTCAAGGCTTTGCGTAGCCATTAGATTGTTTCTTTCTTCAATCATTCTTTCAACATCTGTCAACAAATCTTCATAACCTTTTGTTCCCATCATGTTGAATCGTTCTTCGTAATACTCTTGGAGTTCTTTATCCAAAGGGAGTTCTCCTGTAAATGTAAATAAGAATCATTCCTATTTAATTGAGGCTTATCCTACCACAAATAGAACAGTTTGTCTAAATTATTTGCTTATATAACTTTTTATTATAAAAAATCGTATTTATATAACAAAAGAATTGTACAAAGTATTTACTTTTGTGAAATTAGGTCTTAAAATAGATTCAACACTTGAGAAACACACAACAACTAGGAGATTCAAAATGAAATTAATTAGAACACGCCACTTCGACAACACAGTTAGATTAGTGCTAGTTGGTCAGAGAGGTAGAAAATGGACTAAGGCAGTTGTACTGACTACACCGATCAGAGTCGTAAAAGTGGATAACAAAATAGCTGACCGCTTTGAGACTTTCGAGGGTAGTATCCCAAAAGCAAAAAGGTTAGCAAGAGAGTTTGCTTCTTGGACCTACTCGGAAGGCTTGCCAAAAACATTAACCAACTTCTTGAAAGGAGTTTAAGAAAATGAAAGTATCAAAAGAAGCAATGGCGTGGTACAAAAAAGCCGATCAAGTATGGACAAGCGTTGGTGAAACCTCGCACGATAACGTATCGTGGAAAGAAGATCGTATTTGTTTTAAGACAGCTTCAAGAGCAGCAAAAGCAATGTGGAAATCTGAATTTCCTAAACAAAGATTTCCTTTTGAAATTATTAAGACAGCAGGTAGAAGATCTAACTGGGTTCGGAGAGGTGTGCTGTCAATCAACACTCAAAGAAACTGGGCAGCTTTAGTTCATGACTTTGGTCATTTGATGGGAATAATACATCAACGTAGAAACAAAAACTGGAAAACACATCACTGTGCGGAACACGCAATCATGGAGTGGAAACTAGCCAGAATGATTGTTGATAAAGGTTACATCGACAAGTCAAAAGAACAATTAAAAAAAGGGACGTAAGCCCCTCTCTTTATTGAGTCATCCTTTTCTCTTGCATTTGCTTATCAACTATCCTCTCTTTTGATTCAATATCTTTTTCTTTAATCATCAGATCAGCAATCTTAGCTCTCTTCTGAAACTCTTCAGTGTCCTCATCTTTAATGTTAGCTGACAAGTTTCTAATCATGTCAGTCTTAACCTTGTCCTCCATCAGAGAAGCCTCAACCATTATCTTCTGAGCATTCGCCTGTGCCTCTTGAGCATCAGCCATAGACTCTTGCGCTCTAGCCTGTAACTCAGCAGTCTGGGCTGCGAGGTACTGCAACTGAGCTTGCTGTGCTTGCATCTGCATCTCTTGAGCCTGTGGATTAGGCTGCGACATTTGCTCTAACTGAGCCATTAACTGCTCTCTGTTTAACAGACCAGAGGTAGACACGATGCTCTTTAGAATGACAGGGACAATAGGAGACTTTGGTCCTAGTGTCTGTAACAAACCAATCAACTGCTGCTGCTCATGCTCTCTGGCTAAAGCACCAATAGAAGACATCGTAGTAAACTTGAAGTCTTTCATCGGATAGCGTTCTGGGTCAAACTGCATATATCGATACGCAACCTTTTTAACCATCGGTATGATGAAGTCATCCTGAAACGATGCCATCGCTACCTTGTTCTTTTTAACGATAGCAGACATGGCTAAAGACATTCCCATTCCGTTGTTCTGTCCTCCTCCTGCTGCACTCTTGACCAACTCTGCCGAGTCTAGTGTGCCTGTTGCTTGCAGCAGCATTGCTTCAAAACCTTTTGCTGTTTCATAGTTAGAAGCGTCTGTACTCCCAAACTTAAACGGTTGTAATATTTCTGCAGGATTGCCATTAGTCAGTATGTTTTTACCAGCTCTGACTTCAAACTTCATACCTCTCGGTAATCTTGTTGCATCTATGCCCATCATAGGTGCAGTTGTTAGTGCTAAGGAGTCCATATGAGAGCGTAGTTGAGCGTCAACAGCTTTTTGCATGTTATATGCCTTCTCAACTGTTCCAACTCCGTAGAACAGCTTAGGACGCACTTCAGGTCTATAAATGACGATTGGACGGTCTTCCATCATGTATGGAGAGCGTTCTGCCTTCAAAAGTTGAGAATCATTAGCAATAACGATGACAGCCTCGACTAAATCAGCCATTTCAGCAGCTTCATCGTCATCTGGGAACAATTCTTCTGCTTTTTGCTCTACTTCACCTGAAGATTCTAATAAATCTCTTGGAACCAGCCCATAATACCGAATTACCTTAACTTTATCGTCTTGATACTCGGTTGCTTCAAGTTTAGACGGTTCTATATCGTCATCTTCATAATATGGCTCGATATCTACCTTTTTATAGACCCCAGAAGCCATTCCACGCACTATTTGATGGTAACTGATGTATTCTTCAACAGCTACGCCTAAAGATTCATCAACTGAGTCAGCATTTGGGTCTACTAAGAGATTACGAGGGTGAACAGGCTTAACTTTGACTGTTACCTTCTCTCTTTCAGTAACTCCTACCTCTGCCATGCCTTGTTCTGGCATTTCTTGGGTAGTAGGGACACGTTCTAGCTCTGTTTGAACTAAAACTTCCCCTACACCTGTCCCATACAGCTCTGCTAGTTTAACAATCGATGATACGTTGTTGATGTAAGCGTTGTTATGCGTGTCTTCTAGTAGAAGAGACTGCATAAGCTCAACATCTGCACTGTTTTGATCTAATCCGTCATCACTTATTTCAAACAGTTTTCCGGATCCAGCAAAGCCTTCCATAGTTTCCGCAACCCTGTTATCAACAGCTTGACGGGTGGCAGGACTAATGATTTTACTACGCTCACTGTCCCTTGTACGATCTTCCGCAGCCCAAACTCCATAATATATCCTTTCATATTCATCCCACTTGGTTTCATAATTAGAGTCTCTCCAGTCTCTCCACTTGTCACAGTGGTCAACCACGAAAGACACCAGCTCTTTCTCACTTTGTGTTTCAGGTGCTTCTTCTTCCATGAAATCTGTATTATAGTTTTCAGCCATATTATTTCCCTACCTTAAAATTCTCTAGTGGAGTACCTTTTTTATAATTCTTAGCGTAGTCTAGTGCTTCATCTTCTGTTTTAAACTCTTTAAAATTTCCTGTACGCATAGCATGATCCAAAGCGTTTTTAAAGTCTTTAAACTCGTAAAGCTCTCCAGTTTCAGGCATATATTGGATCATAGGAAAAGCTATAGGTCTACCATCTACTGTTGTGTTTGACATTAAATGCGTAGCGTATCTTTCTTGATCCATGAACGCACCTTTTTCTGTCTTGTCAATGTAAGGATAGTTCTGTGGATTGTTTATTCTATCTATAAATTCTGGTTCATTCTTAGGCATATTAATATCCTGATATCCAGTCTAAGGGTTCGTAATCATCATCTAAATCTTCAAAGTACATCACTGCATTAGCTATCTGAGCAATTAAACTTACTGAGTCAACCATGTCATCATGCACACCAGTAGTAGGAAAGTTAAGCAGCTCGTCTTTAAACTCTTTAACCCAGTCACCATCACAAAGTTCTACCTGCTTATGTTCGAACCTACCTTGTAAAGCACCTACGACTCTGTCTACCTTGCTTCTGTTACCTATCGCTATTTCTTCTATTCTTGGGTAGATGTTTTGTTTTAACATCATCTCGGTTAAGTAGGGCATAACAGCTCTCATCAAAGAACCTTTTTCTATTCCAATTACCTGAATGCCGTATAACTGGGTGTGCTTTAGGATTCTCTCGCATACCTCTTTTATATCCCACCTTCCTGCATCAACCTTGTCTACCCACCACTTGTTATCGTCTCCTACCTTGACAATAGCTATAGACGTTTGGTCTAGGTACTTCTTTTTGTTACTGGCTTGCTTTGAGACGTTCTCAAAACCTGCTAAGTCCACAGCCATGTAGTAAGTACCATTCTCTGGCTCATCGTCTTTATCTCTTACTACCACCCATTCTTCTTTAAATATGTCTGACTGTGGTGCTTCAAAGTTAGCCATGAACTCTTGCCTAAACGCAAACGTAGACATCGTTTCTTTAGCTATTTCAATTTCTTCTTTATCTAGCAGTGGATTATCAAAGCTAGTAAAATGCCACGACTTCCAGTCCTTAACTTCTTTCTTACCCAGCTTGTAGAGATCGTAGAAATGATTACGTCCCTTAGGTGTACCGATAAAGACACACTGACCCTTTAAGTCAGCTAACGCTGGTCTAAGAATCTGTTCAAACACTGTAGGTTTAATATCTGCATACTCATCGAGTACAACAAACTTTAAAGCTACACCTCGCATCGTCTCTGGTCTATCAGCACCTTTTAATGATATGACAGAACCATTAATCAGTGTTAACTGCATATTGTTAACGTGGCTGCTTGCTATCACTGGATTGCCTAGCTCTAACAGTTGCTGCCACATAATGTCTCTAGCCTGTTGCTGCGTAGGGGCTATGTACCAGACATGACCCTTATCAGCCTCTAACGCAGAAACTATCAATCTCCACGCAGCCAGTCTGCTCTTACCTGTCCTACGACCAGCAGCTATGACCTTAAACCTAGAGTCATCTGTCCAAACCTCTTGCTGCCACGGAAGTAAACTAATCTTCAGGTCTGACATCTACGGTCTCAAACTCTACATCAGTTACTTCCTCATCAATGACTTCAGCTTGCTTATCACCTACCATTGATATCTGAATGTTGACACTACCTCTACCTGCATCCTTACCCTTGTCAAAGTAAGACATCGGCAGCACTCGATCAATACACATCTTCAAACAAGCAACCTGATCTTTGTCATCATTATCAAGAGCTTTGGTGATGATCGTATTAATCACAGTCTCACCGCTAGTAGCTAATAGCCTAGCATGAAACTCTTTTATTCTGGACGCTTCTCCAGCAGGTCTACCAACCTTATTTCTTTTCTTTTTAGCCTCAACCTCAGTCTTTCTCGGTCTACCGCGACCCCTTTTTTTAGGGACATTATCCTTATCAGACAAAGTTTATCCTCTAATTAGATATCTATGTAGGTTTAGAGGGTCAATGACGGTAATCATTGTTCATAATTCCTCTTAGGCTACATAAAGGAGGTATCCTAGCATATTTTACTTATTCTTGTATGCTTTTTTTTGTAGGGTACTTATTCTCCTTAGTTCTAAATGAGCTTATCAGTTCTTAACGTCCGTTAACGTCCCTTAGCGGTGCTTAGAGGTTCTTATCGGTCCTTAGAGGTTCTTAGAGGTTCTTATCGGTCCTTAGAGGTTCTTAGAGGTAAATCCTCTTTTCATTTTCACTTTTTTTGTGTCTGTTAGGGTGTTAATTATATAACACTCAGAGTGACAACCTATCCCCCCATTAAAGTTATCCACATTCCGTCCACAAGTTATCCACAATCTGCTAAATGAGAATGATTCTTATTTAGATTTGTAAATGATAATGATTCGCATTTACAAAGTTATCCACAAACTATACAAAGTTATTAACATTTTATCCACAGGGGCTTATTAATTTGGGAGGAGGATGTGTTTGCGAAGTAGCCTCATAGAACTCCACAGGATCACACAAAACTCCACAAATCTACACAACAGGGCTTGACATTAACGCAATTATCGGTCACTAAAAAATAACTAGGAAGTTTACATAATCTGTTGATTTATTTATGCTTTAAAGGAATAAGTAATATGCCTAAATAAATTGTTTATTTGATACGAAAATGCTTGACTCAAAATAAAAGTACAATTAACATAGAGGTGTGGTAAGGGAATATTAATTAATAACTAAGGAGAAATAAAATGGCAAGACTTACAGTAAAATACGAATGCAAAGCATACAAAATCTACGAAGCACCTAGCAAGTACAAAGACAAGGATGTTATTGCAATCGCGTATGAGTCAAGAAATCATGGAACTCTACATCGTCTTTACACTTTAGGTAGTGTTGCTCGATATGCAATGGATAACTGCGAATGCCCAGTCTCAGCAATTAAAATATGCAAAGAACGTGGTCAGCCTCTTCACTATGCAATCCCAAAAGAAAAGACGCTTACTAGCCATGAACGTCCACAAGAAATTGCATTCTTGCAAAAGCATGGAGATAAAATTAAGTTTCATGGTAAGACTTTTGAGATTGTTTCAACACCGAACAACAACATATCTCTCAAGTTAATAGCTGTCTGGTCATAGCACCAGTAATAAACATTAGGGAGCTTCGGCTCCCTTTTTAGTTATAAAAGGCTTGACTCAAAATTAAAGCGAGAATAAAATAGAGTTGTAGTTAGGTAATTTTAATTAATCAAGGAGAAATAAATGACTAAAGTTAAATCAGAAATAAGCTGGGATGGTTACTACTTTCAAATTACTTTGGATGGTAAGAAGTATCCAAGAGAGCGTGGTGACTGGTATGTCATCTCTAGAGGTTTTGAACCAGAGCAAGCCAAAGAAGAAGCAATAGAGTTTGCTAAGTGGGAGAGAGCAGGTAAATACATCTCTAGCGCAGGTGTTAAGTATCAGTCTAAAGAACAGTATGAAAAATTCATTGAGGAGGAGATGTCTTGAACTCTCAATATCAAGACGTAGAGTACGTCATCATTGCAAACACCTCGGAAGGACATCACGAAGCTGTGATGTTCTTTGAGGATCTTCAAGAAGCAAAGAGTTACAAAAATGTTTTGAACTCTGCTGTCTACACAATAGTTCGTAGAACCACCACAATTAACGATGAGGAGATCACATGAATAACTTTGGAATGATCTTGTTTTTATGTTTGTTAGCAGCAGCTCACGTTGGGATACTTGTCTGGATGTGGCTAGGAGCATTGTCATGAAGTTTAAAACTCCATATGAGCAAGGCAAGTGTGATTGTCACTACCGAAGGTATGACCGAAATAGGGCTTGCTGGAATGAGAAAGAACGTATAGAATATGATAAAGGTTGGGAATACGGTCAAAAACTCAACTACTACTACGATGATTTTGAATATTACGATAAGGATGAATTGTTATGAAAAATAAAACACCATTTCAGTGCGGTCAAGAAGATGCTTTTTTTAACTTAGCAAGAAGACCTAGAATGATTATTGATGGTCGTGTTTACAAACTGGTCCAGTCTCAAGAAGAACTGGTGGCTCAGTATGAGGCTGGTCGAAACGATGCAGATGAGTTTTACGAAGGTAAAAAATTAACAAGAAAAACCATTGTCTTCAAAGAAGGTGATGGGTCTACAAGAGAGCTGGTCGATGACGTTAAAGATGGTACAATTAAATCAGGAAACATTGTTGACCAGCTAACCAGAGGTACAAAAAGATGAAATGCCGCGCCTGTGATGCACTGCTCTCTGACTTTGAAGCAAGCAGAAAGTCAGTTGAAACCACTGAAATTACTGAAGAAGGTAAGAAGCATTACAAAAGAGAATACATAGACCTTTGTAATTATTGTTTTGAATCGTCTGATAATTCTGGAATGGTTCTTGAGAGATTGGATTTGATGGAAGCAGCAGATGACAGAACAGGTCTTGAGTACGATGAATTGTACGTTACTGATTTTGATATCGATGGGATACCTGATGTCTCATCTTACGACACTTAAAAAGGAAAAATTATGGATGATGAATTTTATGATGTAGATGGACATGATGACGGTCAACAGTTTGCTGACGCTGAGGAGGAGGCACATTTCCATGCAGTGGTTTCAGAGTTTTTAGAGCTGTTGGATATTTACTCTCCTCAATTTGTTTTATTGACAATGAATCAGATGATTCAGGAGAGATCAGAAGGAACACTAAGTAGTGTTAATTAGTATTAATTATTATTATTATAATTAGTATTAACTTAAACTAAGTAGTAAATTTTAGCACATAAAAAAGGATTTGTTATGGGAAATCAATTAAAGGCACATCAACCTTGTCCAGACTGCGGATCGTCAGATGCTCTGGCTGTTTATGACTGGGGTACAAAGTGCTATGCTTGTGAGGCTGTAAATGTAAATGATAAAAACTCAGGTGAACATAAAAGGAGAAATATGACGTTAGTTTCTAACAGCACATCAGCTTGGAAAGAGGTTAAGACTCTCAATCATCCGTCAGAAGATTCAATATTTAAATCAGTTCCAGAGCGTGGCATATCGAGAGCTACAATGGAGTTTTTTGGTGTGAAAGCAGACGGACAAAATTACTGGTTTCCGTACACCGACGGTGACGGTAAAATTGTTGCTTACAAAAAACGTGGCATCACTGAGAAAAAGTTTAGCACTACTGGTGACTGGTCTAATGCTCAGTTGTTTGGAATGAGTCACTTTGCTAAGGGTGGCAAGTTCGTGACTTTGGTAGAGGGTGAGCATGATTGCAGTGCAGCATTTCAAATGCTAGGATCTAAATTTCCAGTGGTGTCAATTAGGAACGGAGCAGCCAGCGCATCAGTCGATGTGCGTAAGTATTACAAGTGGCTCGATAGCTTTGATAATGTCGTAGTGTTCATGGATAACGATGAGCAAGGTAAGGCTGCTGTCGAGGCTATTACCAAAGTTCTTGGATCTAAAATTAAAGTGTTTAAGCCTCAATCTGATTACAAAGATGCTTGTGACTATCTGTCTAGAGGTGATGACAAGCTCTTCATGGATACTTGGTGGAGAGCAGAACGTCATGTCCCAGAGGGAATTGTAAGCTCTTCATCGTTGCGAGAAGAGGTTCTGAAACGACCTACGAAGGCTGTTGTTCGATATCCCTTCCAAGCATTAGACGAGATGACGATGGGTATCAGGGAAGCAGAGCTTGTGACTGTGACTGCTGGCTCAGGTCTCGGTAAGTCTCAATTTATTCGAGAGCTTGCTTACAGCATCTTTAATCAGACTAATGATAACTTTGGAATCATGTTTCTTGAAGAAGACAAAGCAAGAACAGCAAGGTCACTGATGTCTTTACACTTAAACAAACCAATACATTTGCCAGACACTGAAGTTTCCGATGAAGAATTAGCAGATGCTTATAATGCTTTGCTCAAGGATGACAGGTTCTATTTTTTTGACCATTTCGGATCTAATTCAATCGATACTATTTTGGACAACTGTCGTTACTTTGCTCGTGCTTTGAACTGCAAATTCATCTACCTCGATCACGTCTCAATAGTGGTTTCAGCGCAAGAGGCGAGCGATGAACGTAAAGCAATTGACGAGATTATGACTAAACTCCGAATGCTTGTTCAGGAGACAGGGATCACTCTTTTCTTGGTGTCTCACTTGAAGCGTCCAGAGGGTAAGGGCTTTGAGGATGGTGCACAGGTCTCTGTGTCAGCTCTCAGAGGCTCTGGCTCGATAGCTCAGTTGTCGGACATTGTTATCGGCTTAGAGCGTTCTAGTCAGCATCCTGACCTTACTGAGCGCAATACTACACAGGTCAGGGTTTTAAAGAACAGGCACTCCGGTCAGGTTGGTCCTGCTGGTCGATTACTTTATGATTTAAAGTATGGTAGGATGTGTCAACGTCTTGATGAAGAAGACGAGAATGCTTTATGAGAAAAAAATATTTAGTTTGGGCTAATGTTTACGGAGGCTGTGGAGAACACTACAATAAGATTGTAGCTAAAGGATCTTGGGCTTATTGTAAAGAACGATACTATGATTGTTGTGATGACCCAGATGAGTATCGAGGTATTTACATTGAGGAGTACAAATCTATCGATGGTGAACCAGACTTGGAGGACTTTTGAGAAACATAATTATTGATGTAGAAACCGACAGCACCATCAGTCAGATCTGGTGTGCTGTCACCAAAGACTTAACAAATAAAGAGGAGGCTAAAGTATGGACGCAAGCAAGCGAGTTACAAAAGTATCTAAGACCAAACGATATCTTGATTGGTCACAACATCGTAGGATTCGATGCTCCAGTGTTAAAGAAGCACTGGAACTTGAATATAGAATCAAGCCAATTGCGAGACACATTATTAATGTCAAGGCTACTAAACCCAGTTCTCGAAGGAGGACACTCGCTAAAATCATGGGGACTACGGTTAGGAAAGCACAAAGGAGAATTCACAGCTTTCGATGGAGGGCTGTGTGATGAGATGGTTGACTACTGCATCCAAGATGTCGAAGTCACCGCTTCACTATTTGAGAATCTTAGTAGAGATCTACTGGACTGGGGTGAGTCATCTACTCTTGAGCATCAAGTCGCTGCTATTATCAAAGAGCAAGAAGATAACGGATTCAAACTTGATGTTAAGAAAGCGTTATTCCTTCTTACAGACTGGAGGAAAAGACTGGCAGAAATTGAGGAAGAATTACAAACAGTTTTCAGACCTATTGTAACTGAGCGTGTTAGCGAGAAGACAGGTAAAAGACTTAAAGATAAAATAGAAATATTTAATGCCGGTAGCCGTAAGCAGATATCAGAACGTCTTATGGCTCTGGGTTGGAAACCTACCAAGCACACTGAAAAAGGTTCTGTCATTGTCGATGAGAAGGTTCTGTCTAACATAGACATACCAGAGGCTAAACTAATCTCTGAGTATCTTCTTCTTCAGAAAAGAATTACTCAGGTGGAGAAGTGGATTGACTACGCTGACAGGAACGATAGAGTTCACTGCCGTGTGATTAGTAATGGTGCAGTGACATCTCGGATGACGCACAGCCGTCCTAATCTTGCACAGGTTCCGAGGGTAGGTAATCCGTTTGGTAAAGAGTGCAGAGAATGCTGGACGGTAGAGGACGGTAATAGACTTGTAGGTATAGATGCTAGTGGTCTTGAGTTGCGTATGCTTGCACATTATATGCGTGACGAGGAGTACACTAACGAGATACTGAGTGGTGACATCCACACAGCTAACATGAAAGCTGCTGGTCTAACCAACAGAGATCAGGCTAAAACTTTTATATATGCTTTTCTTTATGGTGCAGGACCAGCTAAGATAGGTCAGATTGTAGGTGGTGGTGAGAAAGAAGGTAAGAAGTTAATTGATAGCTTTCTTGATAACACACCAGCATTGCATAAACTAAAAGAGAAAGTTAATCGGATATCTGAGAAAGGTTCTCTTCCTAGCCTCGATGGGAGGCGTTTAATTGTTCGTTCTCAACACGCTGCTCTCAACACTTTGCTTCAGGGAGCTGGTGCTGTGGTTATGAAAAAGGCTTTAGTATTACTACATTCCAAATTAAAAGCTGGTAAAATACACGGCTCTTTTGTCGCTAATGTTCATGATGAATGGCAAATAGAGACAACAAAAGAACTTGCTGAATCTGTAGGTCGTTTAGGCGTTCAGGCAATTCAGGAAGCAGGACTCGCTTTAGGGCTACGTTGTCCACTCGATGGCGAGTTTAAAATAGGTGCTAATTGGGCAGCAACACACTAAAAGGAAATACATGGCTAATCTAAAACCAGTAGTAGTTCAGGCAGATGTTATGTGGGCTTTTCTTGACACACCTAATGAGATGAGTGGTAAGTATCAGGTAGACTTGTGTAACCTCTCAACAAAAGCTATCGATGAGCTTCAGTCGATGGGTGTCAATATCAAGAAGAAAGATGACAAAGGCTTTTACGTTACAGCTAAGTCTAAGAACTATCCTATCAAGGCTGAGTTGTCTGACGGTTCACCAGTCACTTGCAAAATTAAGAATGGCTCCAAAGCAATAGCTACTCTTAAACCTTATGCTTACAACTGGAAGGGCAAGACAGGCGTAGGAACAGGTATCAACAAGTTAGTCATAACTGATTTGATTGAGTATGTTCCTTCTTCTGATCCAGTAGCTGAAGAGTCGTTGTAATTTGTCTAAGTCAATGAACAATGCAACTGCACTCATTGACGGAGATATTCTGACGTACCGCATTGGTTTCTCTTCTAATGAACCTGATGAGGAAAAGTTTGCTATTTCTCGGATGGGTAATTTTGTTGATAGGTTAATTAAGGTCACAGGAATAGATTCTTATGAAGGCTATCTGACAGGGAAGAAAAACTATAGGTCGGAAATTGCTACTGAGCAAGCTTACAAAGGGAATCGTAAAGAGGCTAGAAGACCAGTCCATTACGATTCTCTGCGTGAGTATCTCATTACTAAGTGGGGCTTTAAACTCCAAGAAGGTCAAGAGGCTGATGATGCTATCGGAATAAAAGCATATTCATTACCAGAAGATTCTAGCTGCGTCATGACTATAGATAAAGACTTAGACATGATTAGAGGATGGCACTACAACTTTGTCAAAGAAGATTTGTATTATGTTACCGAAGCTCAAGCCATTAAGAATTTCTACATTCAGATTCTTACTGGTGATCGAGTTGACAACATTGCTGGTCTTAAAGGTATTGGTCCAGTTAAAGCTAAAAAGATTCTTGAGAAATGTTTTTCTGAAAACGAAATGTTCGACGCTGTTTGTAAAAAGTATAAGAACGACATAGATACAATAACTGAACGTGGCAGGTTGTTGTGGATTCGTAGACAGGAGAATGAGATATGGGACCCACCTCTTTATGAACAATACTAATAGAAAGGTTGTTATGGATACTAAGAAACTTTGGGAATCTTTGAACACTAAAGACTTTCCAGAAATAGTTTACATAGAGTGGTGGGATGCTCTATCTGATTGTGGTTGGGAAGACAATGTTAAGCCTAACATTCATCCTGTTTTAAGTGTAGGGTTTGTTGTGTCAGAAGATGACTCAGCTATTTGTATCGCTGCTGCTTTATCTAACGAACAATCTAACTCAAGACTTCACATACCTAAAGGGTGGATCACTAAGATGAAAAGAGTTCGTTTGAATAAGTTCTTAAACATAAGGAGAAAGCCATCAAAACCCAAAGTGCAAAAGCAAAAGGTAGAAAGCTCCAACAATGGTTCCGAGATCAAATCATTGGAGCGTTTTCATTTTCACGATCAGATGTAAGATCCACAAGCATGGGTGCTGGAGGTGAGGACATACAGTTCTCTCAAGAGGTAGGAGATCAGTTAGGTATATCTATTGAATGTAAATCAAGAGAGTCTATAGCTGTTTATGCTTTTTATTCTCAAGCTGCTGATAATTGCCCTGAAGGTAGAGAACCTGTGGTTATTATTAAGCAGAATCATTCTAAACCTTTGGCTGTTATTGATGCTAAGTATTATGTTAAATTACTGAAAGGAACCAATGAGACATTTGATAATTCCTGACACACAGTGTAAGCCTAACAACTCATTCGATCACTTAGCGTGGGCAGGTGAGTACGCTGTTAAGATTAAACCTGATGTCATCGTTCATCTAGGAGATCACTGGGATATGCCTAGCCTAAGCGTTTATGACATTGGTAAAAAGTCGTTCGAGGGTAGAACTTATCATGATGATATCGAGGCTGGTAACAAGGCTATGGATACCTTCATGAAACCTGTTATTGCAGAACAGAAGAGGCAGCGACTAAACAAGAAGAAAGTCTGGAAACCTAAAAAGGTCTTTCTTATTGGTAATCATGAGTATCGCATCGACAGAGCTATTGAGTCAGACAGAAAGCTAGAAGGATTAATTGGTTATGATGATTTTAATTTAAAGAAATATAACTGGGAGGTCCATCCTTTTCTCGATGTAGCGGTCATCAATGGGATAGCTTACAGTCACTACTTTACTTCTGGTGTTATGGGTAGACCTGTCAGTAGTCCTAATCTTTTATTGCAAAAAAAACACATGAGCTGTGTGATGGGTCATGTCCAAGATAGAGCTATTTCATTCAGTAAGAAAGCTGATGGATCTAGGATCACTGGTCTATTTGCTGGTATCTTCTATCAGCATGATGAGGAGTATCTTAATCCTCAGACTAACGGTAGCTGGTCTGGTGTGTGGGTGTTTAATGAAGTCACCAGTGGTAGCTTCGACGAGATGCCTGTGTCAATAAACTATCTGAGGAAACAGTATGGAAATTAAAAAGGTGCTACAAACCAGAGCAGGTACTTATGGTGAATACAGGGACGTAAGTCAGATCAGTCAGGACATAAAGAAAGTAATTAAGAACTCTCGTAATTACCCACTAATGCCAGCTTATATGTTAGAGTCTCTTGAGTTAATAGCAAACAAGTTAGCTAGGATTCTTAATGGTGATCCTCTCTATGATGATTCTTGGAGGGACATTTCAGGATACTGTACTTTAGTGTTGATGGAAATAGAAGACATGGAGAACTCAGATGAATCTCACG